TTGCTACGCTGGGATTTCGCAATGTAATTGCGTACCCTTATTATTTAAGAGTAACTGAAAAGCACTATATAGATAGATACATATACACCGAAAAAGGCTTAAAATAAGCCTTTATGCGCAACAAAACACATCTGCTTCTTGCCATAAAAATACAAAAGTTTACTACTTATGCCCCTTTTTTGCCCCTCTTTCGCTTGGCTTGCGCGTGATTTTTCACGCGCAAACAGACCGACATCGCTGCCAGTCTTCCAAGTCCGTCAGAGCGGAAATTTTCGAGATTTTCCGTTTTATCGGAATTTATTCTTTATCGCGATAGCCGTATTCTTCCTCTGCAGCTTTTCTTAAAGCAACGGCCTTTTCAAAATTTTCGACAAACAAAAAAGCCCCAGCCGAAAGGCCGGGTTAGATTAAAATTTAAGAAATTATATTTTTTGTTTATCGCAGTTTCCGCTGCGGTCTTTTAGCTCAAATCACCCCATAGAGTGATACGATTTTCTGAATCGTCAGTTTGACCAATGGCCATGTAGTTACGATTACCAGATTCCCCAATGTAAGAGATCCAGCGGTAGCCGTTAGCCGAACCCTTGCTGTCGTAATTAACAGATTCTCCAGGTTCGTAGACATGTACGATTTCACCATTAAGGTTTGGTGCACGGCGTACATTGATAGATGCTTCTCCTACCTTGAATGTTCCTGTCTCGGGCGTAAGCTCAATTTCGTCTGATGTTGGGGTTACATCTGCAGGAGTGGCTGGCGCTGGACCGTCGCTGTATGGTGGATAAAACCAGCCAATCACATCCTCAAAACCTCGATTATTGTATCGAGCTGGGCCTCCAACGATCAAAGCATCAGCATTACCGTCGATATTCTGCTCGACAGTGCGCATGGTGATGCCGTCAGAATCTTCAATGACGATGCCACAATGCCCATAGTTAACACCACCAAACCAAGCATTCATGTTGAAAAATGCTCCAGCTCGTGGGTTTTCGTCAGTTGGCATGCGATGTACTTCCCAGCCAGCTGCTTCTGCCGAATCTAGCAAATCAGCTGCATTGCCCCATAAATCTACACCAAAAAAGTGTTTTGACGGATAGGTTAGCAAATCTGCGCATTGAGTGCCTGCGAATCCATCTTTATCAACACCCATACCTGAATTTGCTAGATCAATCGTAAATTGTACAAGTTCATTTGCTGTTGTCATAATTATTTCCCCCCTTATTTATCAAACTGACTCGCGCCGATGATATAAGTCACCTCTCCGACAATGTCAAGCGGTGTAGGTAGCTGACGCACATTGCTAGCATTGACCAGCACACGACCGTCTGGCATCAAGACGAAGTCAATCGTTGCTTGTGGCTGGATTTTACCTTGCGAGATCACTTTCGCTGTAAACGTTACAGGATGCGCAGGTTTAAAGCCTTCAGCGATCCTCTCAGTCAAGGTATATTGACCATTATCCCAGCGCTGTGTTGCTGGTGTAGAGATGTGAGCTCGTACTTGAGCTTCTTCATTTCGAGCTAGATAGAGTTTTGACCCAAAGCCAAAACGGAAATTTCCTTCTGAATAATCAGTTACTTTTACTTTTGTCATTTTTTTATTTTCCTTTCAAATTTTCAAAGGCCGCGAGCCAAAAGTAGCCCGCAGCAAAAGCAAACAGAGCAAGCTTCAGCGCCTGCTCTTTTATGTTATTTATGAGGCTCATCATAGCCTAAAGCTCGCTGGCTATCGGATAGCCCAGCAGTTGTTGGGTCGTTAACCACCCCGACAAGCACCAGCAAAGCAAAAAGTACATTGATAAAGACTAAAATCTTATCAATCGTTACCCCGAATTCCAGCTTAAGACCGAAGATGTCACCCGCTGCCTGCAAAAGCAAGGCAATAGCTGGTACCAGAGCCAGCCAGAAATTCTTGTTTTTTAGACGTACTGTCCAGTTAATCTTATTCATACTTTCTCCTCTCTAATTGGTAATTTTGAGAATTTCTCATATAGAAGCTTAATAGCGCCATTTCCACCAAGCTCAACATAGCTCTCGTAAAGACGGGATAGTTCTTCCAGCTCATGCTGGGTAGTCTGGCCACACTTCAACGCTTTTTTTAGATTTTCTTGCAACCGAAAACGCTGAAGCCGCTGTAAGCCTTTTTGGATCAAGTTTAGATCCTGATTATTCCTGTTCCCGATGTTTTGGATATCGGTCACGGATTCTTTCAGGTCGCCCAAATCTTCTACTAAGGCTTCGATTCGCTTGTCGGTTTCCTTGCTGTTTTGATTGCTGCGATAACTAAAATAGCTGGGAATAATCACGACCAAGACAGGCGTGAGCTTGTCCACAAAATCAATAAAATGGTTCACATGTCACCGCCTCCTATTTTGAGGCTGGCTTATCCGAATTGCCGATATTCGACATTTCTACCAGCTCAGCCACCTTAGCACGATAGCGTTTTGGGACTTCTTCAAGGGTGATCCACCCTAAATCAACTTGCATTGCGAAATAATTGGTCATCATTGCTGATCCTCCTTTAATTTTGATCTTGATTTGATTGATTAGACGATTCATGTTCTTCCTCCTCGCCTTTTTCGTCGGCGGAATCATCAACACCGCCTGCGATAATTTGATTGAGCGTCAGCGTAACCGTTTTGACAAGTCGACGATTCTCGTTAGCAGCCTCTTCTGCTCTTGCGATAGCTGTTTCCATTTTAGCCATCAAGGCATTTGAGGCCTTAATAGCTTGATCCATCTCTTCGATTTTCTGGACAGACTCGGCCATGGCTCGATCTGAGAATTCGGACTTAAAAAGAGCTTCCAGAGCTAAATCAATTAGCTCTTTTTCGCTTTTGTTTGCATGGTCGCCAAAAACTCGCTCAGAGAAATTTGCGTAGCCGCTGGAGGTGGACGCGATAGCGATTTCGGTGTGCGAAATCTTGTTATCATCGTCATAAATTGGATATTTCCCTACTACAGTCCAGTTTCTCATGGCTCTACCTCACTTTCTGGTGCTGTGCTTGTTTCAAGCTCTTGGTTACGTTCAAGAGCCTGTTGCAGTTGAGCTTGTAGCTCTTCTTTTTCAGCTTCGAGCTTAGCAATTGTTATTGATTTACTAGCAATTTCGATTGCTAGTTTTGATTGGATATTTTCGTTCATATTTCCTCCATCTTTATCTTTGATACTTTCTAGCTCCGAGCCCTGGAATTGGCCCGAAGATATCCCGTCTGCCAGTATGATTCGCAAGATTAGCCATCATCTGGTTTAGTGTTTCGAGCACGTTTGTTAAATCAATACCGTTAAAGTAATTTGCTACGATATTCGACCTCGTCACATTGCCAAATGGCTGTAAAATGACTTGCCTGTTATCGTTCCCGTACAACGTCCGCATTTCCCAGCCTCGGTAGTTGACCGCTCCTGTCGCGAATCGCACAACGTCACTGATAATTTCAGTGCGCTCGACCTTGTTTCCGCTAAATAGTCTAATTCCAGCAAAGCTGTCATTCTTGCTATTTTCTGTGCCATCTCGATTAGCACCTAACACAGTCACGCTGGCTGGCGCTCCACCCTCGTTTTCGCTTGTAAATTTTAAAAATTGGTTCGGATAGCCGCTTAACACACGTCTAATCGCAGCTTGGTCAGTCATAACATTGTACTGACCGTTATTCAGGTCGATTTTCATAGCGTCATTCTGGGCTGTGATGACCTTACCTTTCAACCACTCTACTAGAGCCAACTCAATTTTAGACTTGATAAAATTCGCATCCAACCCGACCAACTTATTAGCGTTTAAGTTGACGATATTAACAATCGCAGCATTGAGCGTGCCCGCTGTTATTTTGTCAGCTAACATACTCTCAATCATGGCATTCTTTATGACGCCGTTGTCAATCAAGGTTTTTCCGTCCAGATGGATAGATTCGCCTTGAATTCGGACATTCGGGCCAGTAGCGTTGATTTGACTGACGATATCGCCGTTCGAGTTGAGGTTCTGTACTGCCCAGGCATTCGCTATCTGATACTGCACCGTGCGAAGTTCGAGGTTTTTGGACACTTCAACCTGAAACAGCTCGTTGGTCAGAGCCATACGAGAGATATTGTCCGTGACCTCTTTTTCGGTCGAGCCAATCAAGCGCTCGTAGAGCTTACTTGTTTCCTGCACACGCTGGAAATCGGTCTGGTTGGCTTTACCTGAAATCTGACTAGATATGGTAGCAAACTGACCCTCAACTGTCTGACGATACTCGGCAAGCTTCGTTTCAGAGCTGGCCTTCAGCTCCTCAAACCGCCTGCTTATGCTCCGCACATCCTCTGTGTGCTGGGCTTTGGCCACATAGCCAGCCTCGATAGCCTTGCGCTCTGCGGTCAGCTGACGTGCAGTTTCCTCACGACTGTAAGTACGCAAGGCTTCTGAGCGTGCGCCGTCAGCGTTGACATAAGCTTGGACAGCTGCGAGGTCCATCTGCAAGCCTTGCGCTGTGCGTTCAAAGACTGCCTTGGCCTCGGTGATGAGGCCTTCGGTATCTTCGAGAGCCGGGCTCCAATCGGATGGGATAGTCGCTCTCTCAATTTTGAGAAAGTCTGCCACAGAATCGTTTGGTGATAGATTAAGCAAATTGCCTGTAAAAAGGTAGTCTGTATTAATCTCGATAAATTTATTGCCCTTGAAAAGCAAGACTGCGTCTTCTTTGTTGCAGTTAAATTTTATTCGAAGCTCTGTGTAATCTTTTGTTATCCTAAACGATTTTTTAAAAGGCCCTTCTTGGCTTATCCATGCTACTGCACTGTACGTTCCATCTGTCCAACGGAATTGCAATTGGAGCGTAGGTCTAGTCGTGTTTTTGGTCGTCTTCGCTGCAAACCTATACGTATCAGGTTCAAACGACGATTTGACAGGCGTTGTGTTAAATACGCCCATCAAGTTTCGGCCACCGACAACTTGACTCGCCAACTCTTCCCTCAACCGTCCAGCCTCGGCTGTTACCAAGGCCTTATCGGCCTTGTCCTTGGTCGCGTTGACGATTTCCTGATGGATACCGCTTGCCCGAACCTCAAATACGGCTGTGCTGAGCTTCTGGTCCAGCTTGTTCTGCGTGTCGGTTTCTAAGCTCTTGACTGACTGCTTGATGCTATCAGAGAGCAAGGTCAGGGCGCTTGAGTCCGCTTTGGTCTTGAGTCCCTCAGTCAGGCGATTCACACCAGCTTCTAGTGAGTCTGCTCGTTGCTTAAAGTTGGACTCAACAGCTGAGACACGTTCGTCTTGGTCTTCGTATGCTGGTGACCAGTCACCGACAAGGTTGCCCTCAAAAAGGGCAGGGGCGCAGATCTCTACAGTAGTTGTACTATCGCCACCATCGATGATAGAACCATGCCTACCTATAAACACTCTTTTGATTTCGTCTGTCGCTGTTTGCGTGTACTTGACCCAGTAGCGTTTCCACTCACTGTCGATGATCAGTTTAGCCTCTCCGTCGCCGCTTCTTGTTCTTTTATAGCCTGTGCTAGTCTCAACAGATAAGGTAGTATTAGGGCTATAAAAGTGAGTGCGAATTGGATAGTTGTCTCTGGATGCACGAGCGTAGAAAATAAGTACATATTCTGTTCCTTTTGGTGGCTCAGATGTCCTCAACTTCACAGTGTCAGTGTACTTATCTTTAGCAACCGAGCGAGCAATCACAAATCCATCATGACTATCTGCTGTGATCCAAGGCTTTTCCTCATTCAAAGCTAGAGTACGCGTCAGTTTGAGCAGGTTCCTACGGCCTAAATGCACACTCGCAATCCGACTAGCCAGCTCCTCCGCCGTCTGTACAAGCTCAGACTTGCTAGCCTTACCGTCCGCCACGTTGGCCAGCTCAGCAAGCCTGCGGGTAGTCGTCTGCTCAAACGTTGCCTGAGCTGATTTTACACCCATAAGCTCGGTTTTGGTCTGGTTGAGTGCTGAGACTTGCTTAGCTATCTCAGACTCAGCTTGGCTCTGCTTGGTGCGGATATTGACCAAGTCGCTTTTCAGGAGCGCTGTTTGGTCGCTCGCTGTCTTCTGCGCATTAGCAAAGTCAGATTTTAGCCGGTCTATCGCAGTCTGATTGGTCTGCTTAGCACCAGCTAAGTCCTGATTTAGCTTGGTGATAGCACCCTTGGCCGCTTCGATAGCTGAGGCATTGGCGCCGGCCGTACGGAGGGCTTGGGTGGTTTGCTGGGTCTGGGTGGCCATGGATTGGTTGATCTCTTTAGTTTTGGACTCGTATTCCTTGCGAAATTTAACGATATCCATTTCTAAAGGGTTGAGTTCCCATTCTGCCCCATTCCAAAAGTACAGATTAGTCTTTTCTCCTTCTTTTAGATAAAGCTGATCACCCTTTCTGAGAGTGCCCACAGGCTCGTCTCTTGGTTTGCTTTCACTAAAGTAGATTGTGTTCTTGCCATCAGCAGAAACGAGCGCTTTAGTCGCTGTAGCGATAGCCTTGGCATTCTCTGCGGCGACATCCTGGACCGAACGAGCAAGACTGCTCATTTCACTCGCCCTTCGTTGAACGGAGCCGATATCGTTACAGACAACCTTGCGACTGATTAGATTGCCACCTATATCATATTCACTAGTAAAGGACACGATACGGACTTTTTGACGAAATCCTAACGTCTCATTAATGGCCATAATGAAGTCGCCCGGACTCGGACGGCTAAGTTGATAACCAGCTCGTGACAGGTCTTCCATATCAATTTCGACAGAAACCTTATAAGACTTATCGACATTCTCTTTTAAGCGTTCTAAGAGCTTGCCAGTTTCTTTGTAGCGTTCATCTACGACAGGTTCTGCTTCAATTCGTCCATAGATTTTTGCTAGTGGGCTTTTGTACTCAGACTCATAGCGACCTTTCGAATGATCTTCATCGTCTTTCCAAGCACCAAGGCCTCGCTGATAGGTTACAAAGCTGTTGATATTCTTTTCGATTTTCAACTCGTTCATATTAAAATCTTTACGAACGATAGCAGATAGGTCTGTCCCGATCCGTTTCAGAATACGGATGACATGCCCACGGACGGAAAATTCAAGACCAGCTGCCTTGATAATATCGTTAAAAAGCGACAATCGAGATTTATTCCCGAAATTTTCTTTTCGAATAGACCCGACCGTCGTTTCCAGATTATACGTATAGCCACTGCCTGAAAAAATCGCTTGCAGATAAGTTTCAAATGGCTTTGAACCATTCAAAGTGTCATAGACCATCGACTTTGACATATCGTAGAAGAATTGATGTACTGCGTCAAATTCAACTTCAATCTGTTGTCCTGCATCGTTAGGCTTTGCATAAGTAACACGATAATATTCATCATCTAAGCGAAAACGCCAGCCACGATCTATGCCGTGCAAGACCTTATCGTTGGTGTAGATTGTGCCTTTTACAGACAATTCACCATTGACCGCGTTGGTCACAGAGTAAGCGACTAAAGCGCTGTGCTCTGTACCTTTTTCATCAATAAATGTAATCAATCTACCACCTCCTTACTTATACAATTCTTTAAAACCTAAAATTTTGATAGTGCCCCTAAAATCCGTAGAATAGCGTACTTGTTTCTGCGGATTTGGACGAATAACAAAATACTCGTAATTCGTCCGGACGTTGATATTCAGGTCTGGTAATGCCATGCCTTTGTAAATTACATTTTCGACACCAGACAAGCGCAATTTATCACCTTCTTTGATTGGCGTTGAAGCATGATTATAAACCCAGCGTCTACCGTCAATCTCTAGAAAGAAACTTGTTTGACTAGCACTTGCAGTCAATTCAACTACATAAGGCACCTCTAATTGGCTAAAAGCGGCTGTGCCCTTGTACGGAATGACTCCACCAGATAAAACAAGATCTCGAGGAGCGGTTTCACCAAATGGCAGTTCAGCAGTTACCAGTTCAAAAGAAATGTTATATTTCAGACCTGCTGCTGATTTGCCAATAAAGCTATAGTCAATTTCATTTCCAATATGCACCTTATATCGATACTTCCAAAGCGTATGCGGGATTTCCAAAAGGTTCAAATCGCCCTTTTTTGCTCCTGGCAATTCAAACCCGTACAAGTCATCTTGTACTGGGTGCATTTTCGTAACGAAATAAGGCTCATCACCGTACAACCAGCCTGCAAGTTCATCTTGCTTTTCCATAAATGCCGAAAGGCTAGCAACTGCCAGCCTTCCAGAAACTCTAATTGTTTTTCGACGCAGGGTAACCCCATCGTGGATATACCCGCTGCGTCCCTTGACTGTACGCCTGTCCACTTCAACAGAAGGCGTACTATCAGCAATTTTAATGTTATAAATGCCTAACTGAGACAATTTAGTCTCAGCATTAGCATGTGTAATCAGTAAATCCATTTCGTAGCCTTTCTATTCGTAGACAAAGTAGTCATCTTTGATACGATCACGCGCTTCCTTCTCTTTAACAGTCGTATAGATCTTGTCTCCTACGATTTCATTGTGAATTTCAAATTTCGTATCTGATAACTGAGAATGTTTCACATCATCGCTCAGATTTTCGAGAGACGAACGAATACCGCTATTGTTTACGCTGGCTGATGTAGTAACTACGCTATCAACTCCGTATTTCTGGTCAGTGATAGCCATAGCATAGTCTTTTGCGACTCCGTCAATCGCTTTGACCCAACCAACCATACCGTTATACATCCCCTCGCCTGTAAAGCCACCAATCGCATCCATGACACGAGAAGGGGAATGGATATCCAGAGCAGAACGCATCACACTTGCGATGTTAGAAGCGATTGAATATGCGAGCGCGTACAGACTGCCAGCCATGCTTGCCAATCCGTTGTAAAGTCCTGAACCTGCATGAACACCTACAGAATGCAAATGACTAGCCAGCGTATTGAAAACAGCCACAATCTGACTATTCGCAGAAGATGAAATGCTGACAGCTTGGTTCATTCCGCTATTAAAAGCAGATGAAACAGCAGACATTCCCTGTTGGACAGAACTCTTGACTTTATTCAAGGTACTATCAAATGTCTGAGCCATCTTGTTTCCACCTGAGGTTGCAGCTTGATCAACTTTATTCATGCCGTCCGTAACAGCCTTAGAAACACCGTTCATGGCATTTGTCGCAGCCGTTTCAGCGTTCTTAAAGTTATTTGTCACTGCATTTGCGACCGCTTGAGAGCTGCTTTCAGCATTAGACTGCATAGTGGTAAACGCTGAAGTGGTAGACCCCTGCATGCTATTCGTTGAGCCTGTCGCATTTCCGCTCATAGTATTGTAATTACCCGAAACAGCGGCAGCCGTGCTGCTAGAAATAGCACTAGCATTGGTTTGAACAGTCTGGAATGCAGCATTTGAGTCTGTTTGAAGCGCCTGCATGTAGGAACTAGCGCTTGTATTCAAACCGCTCAAATTACTTGAAACATTCGCATTCATAGTCGCTGACTCAGCCGTAGCGGTTGCCTGAGCCTGTTGCATATTGCTAGATACATTGCTGCTTAAAGCCTGCATGTTAATACCCGTAGTCGTAACGAGCGCTTGCATGTTAGCGTCTACGTTTGTATTCATGGTCGTTACTTTATTCAGCGTATCAAGCCCCATCAAATTCATGGAATTGCCAACGTTTTGCTGCATAGTCTGCGCCTGTAACGTCGCATTGGTCTGAGCCTGTGTCATTCCGTTTGTGACATTAGCTCCTACGGCCTGCATATTCGTATTGGATGATGTCACTAGATTTTGGAAGCTAGTATTGACATTTGTGCCCATCGTATTGACTGCATTAGAAGCGTTCAGCCCCATCGTGTCCATATTAAATTGGACACCCGTAGCCATATCTTGAGTATTGGTCTTAGCAGCTGTGGACATCTCAGAGGTCTTAGTCGACACAGAAGAAGTCAAGTCATCCATCGTCGCCTTGGTCTTACTAGCGCCCTCTTCGTTTTTGCCAGTGATCCAGTCCCAAATCCCGCCGAAGAACTCACCAACTTTTTGACCAATTCCAACAATTCCGTCGATCAAAGCACCGCCTAGAACTTTGATAAGCTCCCAACCAGCTTCTAAGACTTTCGGTATGCCAGTTATCAAACCGATGACTAATTGAGCAATCAGCTGTAGACCGCCCATAATCAATTGAGGTGCCGCTTGTATCAAACCAGAAACGAACGAAACGACGATTTGAGCTGCTGAAGCAATGATTTGTGGCAAGTTTTGTATCAAACCTGTCACAAGAGACATGATCAGCTGGATACCGCCCTGGATAATCGCAGGTAAGTTAGATACCAGACCTTGGATAAAGGATGCGATGACCTGTACCGCAATTTGCAAAATCGTTGGTAATGACTGGACAATCCCAGTTATCAGATTTTGCAGGATTTGGATCCCGTTTTGGATAATCTGTGGCATTTGTTGGCCAAGGCCGGTCAAGAAGGTCGTAACGGTCTTTTGAGCGTTAGCCATCATCTGAGGAATATTATTTAGAATTCCTTGAGAGAGATTTGCTAACAACTCCATCCCAGCTGACAAAAGAGTTGGCAGAGCATTTAACAGCGAACTAACAAAAGTGCTTAAAATAGTATTTGCCGAGCTAATCAAGGAAGTTGCATTCTGGCCAATCCCTTGAACCAAACTAACAATCAGGCTCACTCCAGCATTGACAATGACTGGGAACATGGTTTCAAAAGCACTAGCGAATCCTGCTATTAAATTAGCTCCTGAAGCGATTAGAGCGGGAATAGCATTCGTGATCCCTTGAACCAGATTATGGATAATTTGAGGGCCTTTAGTGGTTACCGTGATTAGCAATTGGTCAATTTGAGTGCCAAATTGATTATTGATGATACCCAAACCAGCCACGACCAATCCAAGGATAGCAGCAGGGCCAATAGCTGCCAAAGCTACGCTCATGACAGAGCTAATGCCACTTGCCATCATAGACAAGACAGACAAGCCTTTTGATGCTGCTCCCCCTAAAACACCACCTAAACCGCTAACTTGAGCAGCAAAGAGGCCGACCATTCCAGCAGCTGAGCTAAAACCGCTACTCAATATACCTCCAAGGGCTCCTATTTTAGTCCCTAAACCTCCTAAAAGGCCAGTAAGCAATGTTAGCCCCTTAGTTGCAGGACCAAATGCGAGTAGGCCACCGATTAGGCTAAGGATGGGTGCTGCAGAGGACATCGTACCTTTAAATTTCTCCATGACACCATCGGCCAATTTAGTACCATTCAAGAAATGGTCTAAGACAGGATTGATAGTAGCCATAGCATCAGTAAAGTTTTGGATGCCTTGCGATTGACTAAATTTATCTACCAGCTTATCCACATATTTTACGATTGTAGTAAACAGTGGCAGGACGGATTCCCCGAGCTTAATTTGTAGAGTCTCAAACGATCCGCTCAAGCCTTCAATAGCGCCTTTTAAGTTGTTTAACTTTTCAGCAGCAACTTGTGCAGCGGTAACCTTGCTGATTTCCGCTTGCATCTTGTTCGCGCCATCTGCACCCTCATTCATTGCGATAGTTGCCGCACGCACAGCGTCCGTACCAAACATGGTCTTGAGTGCTTGTTGTTGCTGTTGCTCCGTCAAACCGCTCAAGCTTTCTTTTAATACTTGAGATACTTCAGCAAATGATTTGATTTTACCTTCTGCAGTAAAGAATCTATTAGACCCATCTTCTGTGATGATGCCTAGTTCTCTCATCATATTCGTTTGTGCCTTAGTTTGCGGTTGCAAATTCATCAACATTGTTTTAAGCGATGTACCCGCATCAGATCCTTTAAGGCCATTCTGAGCAAACACTGCCAGCGCGTTAGTCGTATCCTTAAAGGACAGACCCAGACCGCTAGCTACAGGAGCAACTGCAGAAAGTCCGTACTTCAATTCATGGACATCAGTAGCCGACGCATTCGCAGCGCCCGCTAGTTGGTTCGCTGCATCTACTACGCTCAGATTATCTCGTTTGAAGGCATTCAAAGCCGTAGATGCGATTTCCGCCGCTTCTTTCAGATCAAGCTCGCCTGCGGTCGCTAAGTTCAAAGCACCCGTAAGGCCGCCGTTTAAGATATCCTTAGTAGATACCCCAGCTTTCGCCAATTCTTCAATGGCATCTGCCGCTTCTGTAGCAGAAAACGCTGTGTCAGCACCCGCTTTAATGGCTGCATCATGGAACTGCTTCATCGTTTCGGCACTAGAGCCAGTAACAGCTTTGATGCTGCTCATACGAGCTTCAAAGTCAGCCGATTTGGTGATCGCGCCGCCTATCGCATTCTTGATGAAGTTAAATCCTGCATAAGCCGCAGAGATCCCCAAAGCTGTCTTGATAAGATTGCTTGTAGCAGATGCTGCTTGATTCGTGTGATTCACAATCCCCATCAAGGCATTAGTAGCTTTACTACCTGCTTGTTGGAATGCATTGCCGAGCCCACTTGAAATTTTGCTAGCCAAGGCGCTGACTTTACCAATCAACTTGCCGCCTAACGTATTGCTAGCCTGATTCGCAAAATTATTTACTTTTCCTAACGCTGAACTAAAAGCATTTCCGACAGAGCTACCGACCGAAGTCATTTTAGCCGTTATTGGAGATAAGGCACTAGAAATCTTGGAATTAAGACTAATAAATGCTTGAGCTACTTTGTTTAGCCCGTTTTGTATGGGCTCTGGCAAACGCTGCCCAATATTGGATGCAATCCGATGGATTTCACCAAGAGCAATATTCAGACCGCCTTTGAAGCCTTGACCGATTTTCTGACCAAGCGAACTGCTATTGCTAGCCAGCTCGTTCATCAGCTGTCCGATTTTTTGGATCATCTGATTGGAGCTATTGACCGCAGCTTTTTGAGCATTATCAAAAGCTTGTTTGGTCATAACAGCGATCTCATTCATAGCACGCTCATACGCTCTGGTATCTGCACCAATCTCAGCAAAGATTGAGCCGTCAAAACTCATGCATCCACCTCCTTCGTTGTTTATTTTCTGTTTGCAAACATTTGGCTAGCTTTTTCAAGCTTGGCCACAAATTCGCTTTTGTTTTTGATTTCTTGTTTTGTCGGTTTGTGGAAGCTTCTCCGGACCTTTTCTTTTTCTTTCCGCTTGCTAAGTTTTTTGGTATCAACCTTCTTACTATTGAGCGTGTAGCGCAGTTCCAAAGCTAGTTCTGACAAGTTTTCGCGTTCTTCAATCTGCCTATAGTACAGACCTTCAAGGATAGCGTCGAGCTCCCACTTATTGCAATTCAAGATTGTTTCTTGGTCAGTTAGACCAAGCCTTGCGCATTCGGTTAAGAGAGCGCGCTTTCCATCTTGCCAATAATTTCTGAAATGGCCTTGGCTTGCATTTGAGCTGTTGCGTCGTTTTCGGTAGCTTGACTCTCTGCCAATTCCAGCCCAAGACGCATGTTCTCGATATATTTCAAAATCTTCTTCTTGAAAAAACCAGATTGGACCATTTCTTCCTGAATTTCTTCGAATAGGGCTTCTTGCGGATCTTCAGCGTCAGATTTTTCGAAATAATTTTCAATAGCTGACAACGCTTCATCTTCACTGACTGCTTTTCCTTTTTTGCTGCCACAAAACTGGATCAAATCCACAATGCCTTGGTCGTCACGATCGACGATTTTATAAAACAGAGCACCAATTCCGTTTTTTGAAGACTGGCCATTCGCGTCTTTTGTCGCAAGATCCTTGTCGATTCTAAACATCAAACGAAAATCAAATTTGATTTCCACAATTTTGTTACCGATTTTAAATTCCATTATTTTTCTCCTTTAGTCAAAAATAAAAGGGCGACCTGTGAAAGCCGCCCTCCTGAAAATTAGCGCTGAATATTATCGTAATCGCCGGTTGTTTCGCCCGGATTTTGATACGCGTAGATATCGTTTAACAAAGCGAGTTCTTCAGCAGAAAGCGGGAATTTACCATCTTGCAAACGACCAACAATTCCAGCTGTGTATGAAAGCTCAACGAATTCTTCTACGCCATCGTTGAATTCAACATCATCAGTGATTTTAGCGTAACCAAATTTAGCTGGATAAGCATCTTTTTGATTGCCAGACTCCCCGATTTTTGTTTTAACACTTTCGTCAACGATAACGCGCCAAATCTTGATTGATTCACCCTTAGCTTGAGCATTCAAGATTACATTTACGGACGGATCCATCGGCGCAAAGTATTGAGTCAATTCGATTGAGTGCTCGTCACTTGATTTTTCAAGCAAGCGACCTTGTTGCGTTTGCTCATCTTGATACTCACCGCCAAGCGTTGTGCTTCCATCTGTACGATAAGCCGGCAAAAGCGCCCCTTCGCCTTTTTCTGCATGGATTGATTGGATAAAGTAGAATACTTTTTTACCAACAATCGGCTTAGCTGTAGTGATTTTTACTTGTCCTTTTTCAGCCATTTAGGACCTCCTTGTTTAAAGTATTGTTTCGGTCGTTTTAATTACAATATGATAGACCTCTCGACCGATTGAGTTGTCCATCAATATAGTTGATGTCGTCCGTGTATTGCGACCTAACAACCGAATAGCTTGCGATTTGATGTTTTCTGCATAGACTCGACTTTTAGAGCCAGGCAGGAAAATATCAATTTGAATAGTGCTGTCTTCGATTATTAGCCCTGTCTGCGCCGTTTTTGACGTGTCGGATGTAATACCGCCGACCACAAGAAACGGCTCGGTTACGGACGCGTCAGGCAACTTAAAATGGATTGGGATACTTAATACTCCTAATCGCTTTTTTAAGTCTCTTAGTAAATTACTTGTCGGTGAATCCATAATCACCTCTTAAACATCTTATTTAGATTTCTCATCAATTTTGGATATTCCTCTTGTACAGCAGGGTGCATAAAAGGCTGCGGAGCCATCTTCCGTGTGCCTAACTCGACATAAATTGAGTAGTAAGCTGGAGAGATGACCTTATAGCCCATAAGCTTCGCTTGCATGCTATAGATGTTCTCGCTCATCCAGCCAGTGTCCCAAGGAGCGTACAGCTTAGCTAAACGCTCAACGCGTAGGCTGGAGCGATTCAATTCTCTATCCACAGCGATCGGGGCTTGTCGCCCTTTTCTCTGCACCTCTCGCAGAAATTTATCTAGACCTTTAACCCGATAAGTTAAGCTCATAGATAAATCACCGTACTATTTTTGTGGTGCTTCTTGCCTTTGACAGCTCGACGCTTACCTTTATAAATGACTTCTGAGAAATCTTGATGAATACCTTGTAAATGTAACTTAAAACTGTCTAGATTGTACTTTCCAAAGATTCCCATCTGCTCATTATTAGTTAGCGTACTACGCTGGCATGGCAAGGGGCCGACTTGCTCAGTCGCAACATCATCTTCGAGACCGTCGCTTGAAACAGTCTCTTTTACCAAAGTGACTCTATCATTGTAAATCACAGCATCACCCCCTAAATGAAACGCGCAATCCCTCGAGCTTTTCGCTTACTAGCTAAAGAAATAAGAGTCTGTTTATCATCATCAGATAGATAGCTATCTTCCCATGTAAACGCTCGTCCTTCTTCGCTATCAGCTTTAGCGCCTTCAGAGTTTAGCTTGTTAAATCGTTTGATGGCCACATCACGAACAATGTAGGCTGCATTGTTTGGAATTTCCGTAATTGATGTTTCAGAGTAGCGATTGACAAAGGCAAGGATGCGCTCAATACTTTCTTTGATGGTCAAATTCAGCAAGTCATCCTGCGCAGTATCGCTTACCCCTTTTAATAATTTGATTTCTTTTAAAATCTCATTTGTATCAACCGCCGCCATTGATTAGCCTCCAGGAACTGCTGCAGGAGCCGCTTTTTCGATAGTCGTTTCTACGACACCTTGAGGAATTTCAGCAAAGAGTACATTCGCACCAAAGAATACAGATTCGTAAGTGAGATTTTTCAATGCACGGTCACGTGCAACAGCGATCAAGCCAGTTTCATCTGTGAAATCCGCAAACAACCCGCCGAGATCGCCAGAAGAAACGTTCAAGTTAGCAAACACAAGGTTTTCAATCGCTGTTGTATAAACCTTGCCTTCTGGCACACCGTTCATTACGATGACGTTCTGCATTCCGAGGAAGTTCTTGAGAAGTGTCATACCGAATACATTAGATGCATCAGCCCCAACGCTTGCATCCCCAAGATATTTAGCTGCATCAAGCGGATTGATAAACGAAACAATCGGAGAACCTTCAAACTCGTTAAATGTTGCGATTTTAGCCCAAGCTTGAGCAAGAGCCCCCTGCAATCCAGTACCTTTGTTTTTGCTTGGATTTGCCTTCAAGAAAGTGAAAAATTGCTCTTTGATTCCGTTTTGAATTTCACGCATTAAACGTGTATCAGCTTCCGTGATAGCAACAGATGCACCATGTCTCGCAATTGCTTCTGCAGAGACAGAACGACGTCTCTTGAACCACGCCACTTCGTACGCTTGATCTTTAGTACGAACCATTTGAGAAAGCGGAATGTCTTCCCCTTCGCCCGGATTTGTTGCATCCACATCAGCGGTCCATTTGTAAGTCTGAATCTTGAGGTCGTTTGTAAGTTCTTGACGACGGCTAACTCCCAAGAGAGTCAGCAAATCGTTGATATTTTTGGAAAACTTATTGACAAAATCAATAGACTTGATCTCGCCCAAGTTAGCCATAGTTGTTAGTTTTTGTTCAGCCATATTCTAGCCCTTTCTAAAAAGATTGATATTTTCGGCAATCGCAGCCTGACGTTTGTCAGTGTCTTCAATCGCCATAATTTGTTCTTTCGTGATTCCTGTTGTAGTACCACGACGTGGCGCACTTTGAACCAATCGTTCGTTTACGCGCTTTTCAACTTCACTATCAAACACATCACGTAAAGCCGTGATTTTAGCCTTTACTTCTTCAGCAGTCGGAGCTAGCACATGATCTAAAAATTCTTGTGGCAAGCCTTCGTCTGCCAAGAGCGATTGGGTCGCTAATTTCATCTCACGCTCGGCTATATCCCGCTCGCGCTTTTCTAATTCTGCGATTCGTTTCGCTTCTTCTTCTCTAGCGCGTTCGTCCTTAGTCAGCTTTGCTAGTCGTTCACCTTCGCTTTTAGCCTGTTCAAGTGCTGTAGCTTGCTCAGCTTCCCACTTAGTGCGCTCAGCAGCTAACATCCTACCGATTTCAGTGCGGGTAAAAGTACGTTCGTGCTTTTCGCTATCTGCATTTGGTTCTACATCTACCGTTTTCTCATTCTGAGTGTCGACAGTCTCAGTTTGATCCACAGTCGTAGTAGTTCCGTTGATTTCTTCTGACATAATTGTCCTCCAGCGATTACGTCGCCACTCGCTAATCTCGTTTTACGCCCGGCGGCGAAACAGTACAGCTTTTAAAGTCTTCAGCAAAGTTTGGACAAGCAAAAAACCGTACGGGATTCCATACGGTTTATAGTGATTTATAGCGGTTTATACCTAATTTCTACCAAACCAGCTTGGCTTTTTCTGTTTGCTAAACGAAACGACAGCTTTATCCAAATCAAGCTTCATTTTCTCGTTGGCAGCTTCCAGCTTGTCAAAGCGCTCATTTGTCGCTTGAGTATTTTGTGAGCTGATTTTCTCCATATTTTCAACAATCTTCCAAAGTTGCTTATTTTGTTCGAGTAAGAGCACAATAGCTCCTTTTACTATTTGCAAAGAGTTTTCTAGCTCACGTTTCTTTTTAATTCGTTTGTTCATGATTCACCTCATATTCTAATTTCGAAATATCTTCTATCAATTTTGGCAAGACATCGATCGAATCAATTATCTTACCACCAAACAGGCCTAATTCGAGTTTTACTGTGGGTCTCCTCTCTTTGGCCATAGCTGAAAAACTAATATCTTCAATTCTGACTTGTATTTTGCTCATGTCGTCCTTTCTTGCTACTAGCTAACGCATTTCTAGCACCTTCAAGCAATCCAGCTAATACGATATAGCCAATTACTAATAAAATAAGTAGGACGATAGCGCCTGCTGTAACAAATACTAAATTCCAAATAATCATTTTATCTCCTTTTTGACAACAAAATCGTTATTATGAGCCGTGATATCACCGTTCAATTCTTCCTCATCTGGTATCACCCCGGATCGACAATTAAAATGAAAAGGCGGAGCATTTACCCCTGCCTGCATTTCATCAATCAAATACCGCTTGTCCTCTGCGTGGATTCTTTTACAAATTTCAGTCGTTCGATTATCCAGATGAACCAGTATACGATAATATTTCAGTCCTGCATCCTTGTATCGCTGGACAGCTGACCGATTGACAATCATCGTTCCATCTGTTCTGACAAGTGTTTCAGCTCGGCTGTTGGCTACTTTGTACTTCTGCGCCAAATCACGCGCCATAGTACGCGGATGATCCCCGCGAACGAAACCAGTCTTCAGGACCCTTTTTAAATCCTTTACCAGATTATCTGTATTTCCCCACAGTTGCTGACTGTAGTTGTAGCCGTTAAATGGTGTTTTTACCAACTCTTTTAGTGCTGGTTCGTTGATCGTACCAGTCCGACCGCTCATAGACTTTTTATAGCCCATGAGAGCCATTTTTTGTAAATAGCTTTCAAACTTATCAGCAATAAGCCCTCTTGCGATACCTGCACGAAAAAGCATATCCAGTTGTAATGACTCTAGCCTAGTAGCGCGTGCAGTTGTGTACTGCTCATTCAACCTTTTGAGCAATTCTGGGTCTTTCTCAGCTTGCTCACGATACTTTCTGGCATTCTCCCGATAATCTGACAGGTCAGTACCTTTCAAATGCTGTAGCGCCTCCTGATAGCTCATCGAGCCGTTCTCAGAATACTTGCTAACGAAATCATAAAAAGCCTTTTGCATTTCGTTAGCTTGCTCTTGATAGACTTTATTTAATTCAGCAAAAAAATCAATATCTTTCCGGTCTAGATAGCGAAAGATTTCATCTGAGCGTTCTGACCAATAATCAAGATGGTTTAGATTCGATTTCTTGTTCATCATCGACTACCTCATTTATTGGCTCTAGTCGTGGTTCTGGTTGTTCTAAAGCTTCTTGCTCTTTCAAACGTTCCAATTCATCTGCAGCATCTACTCCCGTCACTTGGTTCAGCAATTCGAAAATAGTCTGGTCGCTGACAATTCCATAGAGTGACTTAATCATCTCAACGATCTCTTTTTCATTTTGTGGAACATTCGGGCTAAAGACTACAGAAGTTTCGTTGATGAGCTCATAAGCTGTGTTTTCGTTGCCTTGGATTTTCCAGATATTCACCGCTAAACGCAAACGACGCATAAGGCCAGCTTCAAACAGGTCTTCTTGCTGCTCTCTGTAGTTGTCGCTGGCCATGAGCTTGTACTTCATTGATTCGCCAGACTGAGTGCCGGCAAAACTATTATCAAGCGTGTCCGGTGTGAAAGTAAAACGCAAAATATCATTGACTAAGCGTTGTTTATAGGCCTCTGCGCCTGCACTATCATACGACTTAATCAAATAGCTAGCGTCAGGATTCGCTCCGCCTGGATTCGGGTTATCGTCCAAGATAAGAACTTGCGCCTTTTTGTAGGCTTGCGACACATACAGCCGACCGTTTGGATTAATTCGTCCGTCTTCCAAAAAGTCATTTTCTTCTGCCCCTGTGTATGGATTGCCTTTAATCATCAAGATGGCATCGTTGCTATTTTGCTGGAAATTAGCAAGCTCAGACTGTGATAAATCGTAAGCATCGATGTTATCCAAAACCGACTCATAAGAGCCTAAACGGTCCTCATTGTTGCTGTACTCGTTAACTGGCACAGCTTTAAAATAGTGCTTTTGATCATCCTTGAGAGCCATTTTATCGCTATCTGTGGACCTCCACTCATAACTATAGATATGATCCGCAGTATAGACTTTAATAATCGTCTTACGCTTGCTGTCACCATAGTCAACATCGTAGTAGTTCACGGCCATTAGTGAGTTCTGCTCATAAGTATCGTCATAAATAACAAAAGTCTGCTCTGGACTGAGTTTGTACAATTTAACCCACGCCTTGCTATCGCGCTCTGTGACTGTCAAAAGCTCGTAAGCACGGCCATAAACACACAAATCTTTCTTGATGGAGGAGTTGTGCTTCTTCTCGTTGTTTTTAGCCGAAAAATCCTTGATATGTTCAAGGATTACTTTGTTTTCATTCTTATACTCGACCGGATTCCCCAGCATATACCCTTGCTCAAAAATGGTAATGTACTTAGCAAAGTCACTGGAAATGCGATTATCTGCCGCAGTTTCGTCAGTTTTAGCAGGTCGATACTTGATATTGTTATCACCCTTGTAGTAGCGCTTCAGTTCTTTCAACCGTGGTTGTTGCTCTGCTTTATGACGATTTACATAGCGTTTTAACTGCTCAATCCAATTGTCAGAACCGTATTCGATGGCTTCGAAGTCCTCAAGCATCATCATAAAATGCTCGTTTGATCTACTGTCAAAGCGCGTGCCTTTTAAAAATTTAACTTCCAACTTTACCTCCTGAAGTAATAAGACGCATTCTTCATGCGGTCTTGTGTTGATTTTCTTTCGATGTGATATTTCTCTAAAGCATACCTGATGGCATCGATAACGTGGTTATTCGCATCGATTGGCTCGTTCAACCAATTACCGTCTTTATCTTGCTTGTAGATATAAGTATCAAATTCTTCTATCGTCTTTTCGCAAGACGGGTGGATATAGATTTTGAATTGTTTCATAAAGTCTATGCCAGCGTTAATCGAGCCTTTGCCCTTCACAGATGCTTGTATCCTTCTAACGCCCTTCGACCTCAACTCTGCTATCAATCGTTGTTCTGCACTGTCTGCTGTGATTTCAGCGTTCAGCATGTCGTTCTTAGCAATCATCTGGTAAATATCTTCTGTGGTCATAGCATGTTCGTAATGTTCTGCATAGATCCACAGCTCTTTTTTATTCAGATCAACAGCTAGTCGAGGAAAAGTAGTTGGGTCGTGTGTAAAACCAAAGTCGAGGCCTGCAGCTGTTTCTCCTACTCGTTTAATCGTGTCTTGTATATCAAAATCACGGACGCTATAATTTTCGAACACCAACCCTTCAGCAACTCCCCACTCACCATCACACACGATTCTAGCTCGTCTAGGGTTCGTTTGGTATAGATCCTCATATCGTTTAATATCAACCTCATCCAACCATTCGTTGCATCTGTAAGTCGTTGTAAGCGATAGCGTATCTGCTCTCTGCGTCTCTTTATCAAAAAAGACTCGTTTGAGCCAGTGCCTTTCGTTCCACGGATTAAACGTGACCGTGATTTGTTTAAAAAAGTCAGGCGCGTCCAAGCTACCGCGGATTGACTCAACTACTGTACTAAACTTATCTTCAGTTTCAATTTGATATGCTTCCTCGAACCAAGCCCAGCAGAGGATTCCTACATCCACTGTGATAGATGTGATTTTCAGCTCATCGTCTAAGCCTCGGAATAGTATCTTTTGACCTGTCTCTTTGACTGTTATTTCGGGTAACGACTCATTAAACTTAAACTTATGAGCGACCTTTAACTGATTAGCGGCCCACTTAAAATCCGTATAAGTTGATTGCTTGTTTGTATTTGAGTATCTACGGACTACAAGCAAGTTAGCCCAAGGATATTTCAAGATGCGCGTGATAAAGTTCAGCGCTGTCGTCTTCGACTTCTTCGAACCGCGCGAACCTTTTACAACGCGGTAGAAATTTCGTGAGCGCCAAAATTGGCCATAGCCCCCACCTACTGTCTTAGGCAAATCAACTACGATGTCATTCTGTTTAATCTGGTATGTCTGACTCATTCGCAAACACCACCGTTCCAGTTACATCGGCTTCAACCTTATCCGTCCAAAGCCTGTGACGTTTACCCAAAAGCTCAGCAGCTTTGATTCTGTCCTTGGCACCTACGTCTATATCTATGATTTCTTGGCCGAGCTCACCGATACTGCATAGAGTTTGTTCTTGCGTTTCTCCACGCATCACAGAAGTTAGATAACTAAGGACCTCTTCCTGTGTCGCAATCTTCTCAGACGCAAGCCGAGCCAAGCGTTCATCTATGTATTTCTTGACTTCAAGTTTTTTCAAGTTCTGCTCACCTATCTGGCCAGCCGACCTCTTAGCATATCCAGCCTTGATAGCAGCATCTGTCGCATTCCCGCTGATGATGTACTCATCAGCAAATCTCTGTTGTTTTAAAGTTAATTTAGCGATTTTCCATCACCACCTTATTTTTTTGTAACAAAAAAAGACGCAACTGCGCGCCTTTTTCTAGGAGTCCTCATGAAAATCGTTTCGTTTTCACTTTTTCGACAATACCATAATATCACTTTAGGAATTCCAAAGAGTTCCATTAGTTCCATTTTTTTTAGAAAGTTTTTTTAAAGCACTATCTCTAGCTCTGTGTATCGTCCCGCGTCCACATCGCAATCGGACTTGAATCTCATTCCACGAAAGCCCATCAATATACAGTAGCCGCATGATAATATTTTCAACTGGATCGTCCAGCGATTCAATCGCTTGTACTAGCTCATCTCGCTCCTGATAAAGTTCTTGAATTTCTCGATAGAGCTGTTCTGACTTATCGATAATCAGCACGTTCAATTCTTCAGAGCGATTAGATGGACTTTCTGCTTTCGGCATATTATCAAATTGTTGACCTCGTAAAATTCCAGACTTTAAGCTGATAATTTCTTGGTGTTTTGATTTTGCTTTGATGTCGATGTACTGCAAAGCCTTTAGTCGTTGTTTGATATTGATCGTCAATCGCTCACCTCCAAAAGTCCCTTGTTTTCGTAGATGTTGCCGATGATTTCCTCTGCTTCCGTCCAAGCATATCCTTCACTCAATCCTTTTAGATATATAGCCGGCATTCCCCCAATAAATGTACCAGCATATTCTTTTTCTATATAGACTTCGTGAGGGCATCCTCTTGTACATTTAATGATGTCACCAACGAACACTTCCTTGCCATTTCTGTCAAACAATCCTGTTGATTGCATGAGATATTCATCATCGATCGACCACCCTTTTAAATTGTTACATGTAAGTTTTTTGCTATCGTTCGCATAAACATTGCCATTCCAGATAATCAATTCGTTGTTAGCGAACATCTTTTGTTCATACTTATCCCACGCCCTAAATTTTGGTATCATCTTGCACCTCCTTATTTTCTCTCACCTGTCACTTGATTTTCTAAAACCCTAAGTTTAAAACATCCGTTATCACCTGTGCTTACTATTGTGATTTCTTCAGTCCATTGACTTCGTGTGTAAGGGTATCGTTCAGGTCGTTTCATGTTACCACCTCACATATAAGTATTTTGTATCGATATCTTGTCCTAAAATACAATCTCTCAATGATCTCAAATCTTCTAACGCACTGCTGACGGTCCCCCATTTGTTCTCAGGTTCATACTGTACATACTTTTCAGGATACTGTTCCAGTTCTGAGATGCCACGTTGAATGTTTTCGAAAATCTGAGCAACATTGTAAATGGTACCTTGTTCAAAATCCCAATCCATAGCTGCCTTAAACATTTTTCCGAGATTGTAAGTTGGAGAACAATGCTCAGGTTCATCAATGCAGATATATTGTCCGCTTTCTATTTTTCCTAAAATTTCAAGATCATAACTCATTCTTCTACCTCCTCAATCTCAATCCCTGGGCAATCAAAACACCCAGCCAAAGTTAGCTTCTTCCAGCTCTTTGCGAGTGTGAGTTCGCCCTTCGACGATGGTCCCGAGTGTATCAATCCAAATCCAGCTATCGTCATGTTTGATACGAGTCAAAACACCTCCGCTCGAAGAAACATTAGGCATTACAACCTTATACCGCTTCTCCTGCTTCACCTCGTAACCATCAAGCCACGCTCGAGCGAATGTTTCTTGATTGTCCCAGCTCTCTAGCCACTTATTGACTCCCGGACTTCCATAAACCATAGCACCAGATAAAGAGTAGATAGGTTTCGCTACCTTAATCCAATCCGCCACAAACTGCGGAACTACGACTTTCTGCGGTTCGTCTAGTTGTTCGATTAATTTTAACAACCCGTTTCTACTGATTTTCATTGCATCTACGATAAGTACCTCATTGTAAGGCAAATCCTCGATATGTTTTATCAATTCCTGCTTATTCATTTTCCAACTCCATTTTGTTTATTTATTCATTTGTGTGTATATTTTAAACAAGGTTACAAGGTTACATCACTTTTCAAAAAACATATTTTATAAAAAACAAGAATGCTGTTATATCAACGTTTATAGCACTTGCTATTTTTACTTATTAAATATTTTATATAAATGATGTAACCATACTAATAGACACCTCAAGAACTCAATAGTATCAAGGCTTTAGGACGGTTACATCACTTTTTTAAAAATTTTATCAAAAACAGCACTCAAACCCTTGATATAACTGGTTTTTCTTGCGGTTACATCAATGATGTAACCTGATGTAACCGAAGCGTGATTTTTGACCATTTTTGGCCTAAAAGGTTACATCATTTTCACCGAGGTTACATCACTTCTGTTTGTATATTTTTTCTAAAATATGCACGCATCGTTTTACCTCTAACCTTTTTAACCTTGTATTCCCAATCCTGATTATTATCCATGATCAACTTAATTTTCCTGGCAATCTTTTCACCTCTTGCGCTATCGATATCAAAGACATTCTTTAATATCTGTTTAGCAGACACGCTTGATTGAAGTTTTACACCTTCATACAGCAGACCGGACTCATTGCGATAGCTGCCATCATTAAAGTAAGCCCAGGTATATTGATGCTGCTGAGTGACTGAGAAATCTTCCCATTCTTCTGGGACCAGCATTTCAAGGTAATCATAGACCTGCGATTCGGCTTCATCTTTATAAGTGAAGCGTTCCTTGTAAACTGCAAGCTCATTCTCAAAATCATCCTCAAAGGTAAGCGTAAAGCCTTTTTTGTAGATGGCCACTGCTTCGCCCCAAAGTTGAAGCACGTCATGATCAGTCATATCAAAGGGTTTGACAAACTGTTGGCCTGCATCCACCAGCACAGGCAGAAAGCGCCGTTCTCCAGTCTTATCGCCCAGGTATTCAATTTTATTACTGGTTCTAGCAATAACAAAGTTTTTAGGGAATTTCTCAGATCTGCGGCCGTAGGACCTACGGAAAGACAATTCAGTTTTGGTCACGAATGCTTTGAGTTCGTCAAAAGTAGTCTTTCTGGACGCGACCATCTCGTCATCGTTGACGATTAGTGATTTCAACATAATCTCATAGTTATCCTTATCCATAAAATCCTTAGCTGAATCTGTATACCAATCGACGGCTATTTTTTGCAAGAAAGTTGTCTTACCAGCCCCTTGGCCACCGACAAGATCAAGTGTGTAGTCGAATTTGACCCAGGGATTAAAAACCTTAGAGACTGCCCCAACGAAGAACATGACTGCTATTTTTTGAACGAAAATACTATCCTCAGCACCTAACCAAGTCTGAAAGACCTGGGAAAGTCTTTCTTTATGATCCCATGACTCATAAGCATTTTCCATATATTCTTTGACCGGATTATAGGTTTTTTCTGCAAAAAATGCTTCGATGCCATCCCTTAATGCTCCAGCCTTGAAAACTGTTTTGAAATGATTTTCTAAGTACACACTTAAGTAGGATTCGAAGGCAGAAGGTAGCTGCCCCTTCCTCAACTGGATAGCATCCAGTTTTACGTCCTCCACAATTTCGTGTTCTCCCGTAAACTCATTGTGTCGAAGAAAATCATTGAGCTTACTGTCGCTTTTCATGGCAAGTAGTACATTTCTGGGGCTGTCAGCCACAATAGATTCGATTTCAATCTGTTCGCCTTCCTCATTTAAAATTTTCTTTTTTCGACGCGAAAACTGCTTGATTGAAATATTCACGACATCACCTATTATGGTCACCCCCCCTCATGTGTTTCTTGATCATGGATTCAACAGTCCTGCTTAATTCTTTGTGACTAAGAGGCTCTACCGAGTTATTATTGGCTGTTTCTGCTAGCTGCAATATACAGTTCGGATCTACCGACCTGCTCAAGAGTCCACCTACAAATTTCGCAAGCGTGTCATTTCTGCTACCTTCATCGCCGAAGCCTAGGACAACCATTTCAAATAATTCGGTTGTTCTGTTTCGTTTGCCAGCACCTTTGCTGATTTGATAGTAGATATTATCCAGGTCGCTACCAGAGTTCTTTTTGTTGTATTCCTTCTTAATGGCCATAACAAGAGCTCGACTAGCAGTGATCATAGTGCCACCCTCTTTAGATTTTTCCAAGTCCCAGGCATACTCTCCTTTTGGAGTTTTAGACGGGGCGACTAAAACATAGTTGTTTGGATGCGCCTTGACATCAACGCCAGGCAGAAAGGCTATCATTTGAGTCATGGTCACGTCTGGATGTTTAAAGTAAAAGATATGTTTGCCACCACTTGCAGTTCTTGCCTGCAGCGTTGGAGTTATCAAGTTCAGATGTTCCCAATTGGCCAAGCTCTCATATCCGTTATGCTTGCCGTGTAAGTCAATATCGATTACGAAGAATTTGTCAGTCCGGACAGCAATGTTGCTATCCGGATACTGATTCCAGTAATTTTCAATTTCTTGAGCAGTCATAGCTGGTTTATCAGCAAATTTGATCGCTGGTTGCTTTCCGTTAGGCACGATGGGAATTACGGAAAAACCAGCTTTTTGATATTTGAGAGCGTATTCTTTCATTCCCATTTAGTAACTCCTTAGAATGGCAAATCGTCATCTTGGATATCCATTGGGTTGCTATTTCCAAATGGTTTTCCTGAGTTTTGTTGGTTACGACTTTCCAGAAGCTGGAAGTTGTCTGCAACGACTTCTGTGACATAAACACGCTGGCCTTGCTGATTTTCGTAGTTACGAGTCTGAATGCGACCAGTAATTCCGATTAGAGCGCCTTTTTTGGCCCAATTAGCAAGGTTTTCTGCCTGTTGGTTCCAGATAACACAGTTGACAAAGTCCGCTTCACGATCACCACTTTGATTTTTAAAATTGCGATTCACAGCCAAAGTAAAGGTTGCGACCGCTTGGTTTTGCGGTGTATAGCGAAGTTCAGCATCACGGGTCATACGCCCGACAAGTACAACGTTATTAATCATTTATTCAATCCCTCTTGCTTTCTTTGCATCTGCGATAATCTTCTGAGCCTCAGCCAAGCGATCAGCCGGGATACTCTCAGGTTTATCAACGCCCATCTTACCAATAAACCAGTTCCCAATTGCAGCCGCTGGGCTACCTGTAGCTTCAGCCATATTTTTCAGTTCAGTCCGTATCGCTTTGGCCTGCGCTCCTGTAATCATTTTTGATCCATTGCTTTTTACAGATTTTTCAGCCGGTGGCTCTTTCTTGCTAGCCTGTTTTTGTGTCTTGCTGGCATTCTGGTTATTTTGATTGTGGTATTCGTCTGTGTCAGGATCTTTGTTGTCATCAATAGCAAATAGTCCGTTCAAAGCATATTTCCGAGCATAACTCGAAGCTGTCCCTGTGATCTGACTGCCGTCCATCCCTTTTTTGGTTTCCTCTTCACGCGCTGATGCTTTTGCTCCAATAGCTTCACCTTCAGCGTAGAGTGTAACAGATGCCTCAACATAATGCCGCCCCTCGATATAAACGATCTCGTCGCTCAAGGTAATGGCTGCATTATGCTTTTTTAAAATCGGCTTTAGAGCCTCCAGAATGTCCTCTGCGCTCCGGTAATTATATTTCCCAAAAGAATTATACTGCCCTTTTGGAGCAATCAATTCGCTTTGAATCGCTTGCAATACTCCAAATATTTTTCCCATTGCGACTCCTTAATCAACTAAAAAATCCAATAACTTTTTAAGAGCTAATCCAGGTTGTTCCTCGGTTTTTATCTCCCGGATATCGCTACCATTTGGATAGGTCAATTTATATTCTGCTTCAACTGCGACGATTTCACAGTCAAGAACTGCAGCAAGGGCCTTGTAAGTCTTTTTGTTTTCTTCGTATTTTTTACGAGGAATCTTCAAGCAATGTTCCAAACAACAATAGTCAGCTTCAAATGCCAAGGAGCCTCTGTCCCTGTATGATTTAAGGTAAGCATCTTTCACACGGCTGCGGAATACAATCATTTCAGTTTTTTTGTTCATTTTTTTGTTTCTCCTTAAAAATAAAATTCTACGACTCTAACATCGTGTTGTTGACGACTACCAGTAATTCTCCAAAGCAATTGCCGGTAGTCATCATAATCTCCATCAGACGGACTGACAGGATCCAGAACCACAATAGTTTTAAATTTATGTTGAAGGCCATCAACTCCAACACCTAATACCTGGCTAGTAGCGACCATATTGGTCTTATCATGCCCTTCTTTCTTGTCACCCGTCCAGATACCGATTTCAGGGTGCCGCTCATATATAACCTCGACAATCTGCTTGGATTTGCTAACTATCAACATTTCTGTCTTGCTAGCCAGCATAAGATCCAATGTGAGCAGCATAGGAGTGTCTGCGTTGACAGCCTTGAGTTTCGGGAAGTCAATTTCAAAACCTGTTTGAGTAAGATATCGTTCAAACGTCTTCCGACCAAACGATTGCTTGGCCATGGCATATTTTCCATTCTTGCCGACAATGTTTAGTCGTCGCAGTCGGTCTAGTTCTTCTGGATTTGCTGGTAGGCACCACATCGGCTCAAAAATGATCTCAAAGCCGTTGTTCTCCTCTGCTCCTTCGATTTCCTCAATCTCTTCCCAGCGGAAGAAATTTGGCAATGCCGATACATAAGCTTCATAGTCACGGAAGTCTTCCCACTTTTCCTTTGAGTAGCTGAACCGATCATACTTCATCTTGCCGTGCTGTTTCTGCCAGTCAAACTTGTTGTTCGGTGTCGCTTGGCCAAAGATTGTCTTTTCTAACGGATAGAAATTCTGCCCTTTCTTCCGGACAGGTGTTGCAGATAGACCGATTGAATAGCCACGTCGGATTTTTTTGTAGGCTTTATAATTCGCATCACTGGACATATTCTGCCATTCGTCAACAATCAAGACATCAAATTCCAAGATCTCTCCACTCGCTACAATATTCTGCAGTCGCTTGTCTGTCATGGCTTCTAACTGAAAGTCTTGTGAGTAGAGCTTGTTGTATGTTTCAAGCCAGCCACTCAGAATTGATAGCCGATTGTTAAGGACCATGACTTTCTTAGCCCTCTTATGTTTGGCAATCTCAAAGGCACAGATAGTCTTCCCTCGACCGCCCAAGCCCTCAAGGAAAATACCAGGGCAATCGCGGTCGCTACGTTTGACCGCTTCAGCTTGCCATTTGCGTAATTCGATTGCCAATGTCCACAATCACCTCCTCGATGTCATTCCGTTGGGCATAAAATAGCCCAAGCCTTGCAGCTGCCCTCACATCGTTGTGATGGCTCTTGTCAAAGGTCCACAGCCCTAAGGCTTTTAGTAAGTCGTTAGGTATATCTGTCTGATAACCTGCATTTCGCTGCAGGACCAAGTCCGGATAGCATAGTTCAATGGCTGCAATAGTTTCCACAACTGAGTTGTCTCTTGAATAATCATTGTCCCTGACCTCAAATTTTTCAACGACCACTATATCAAACTCGAGACTCCGACCAGTCTCCTTGAACCAGTTTTTGAAGTTTTGAGCGCCAAACGGAAGTACCCAGCTATCGACCAAACCAGCATTGTCCAACAGGATAATTCCTGTTGTGCTAGTTTCAATTCGATTGCTTGACGGATCAATTGCTAAAATTCTCATTTGATCACCAACTTTTCTGTCCGAATGAGTTCGGCTCCTTTGACTTTCTTGCCGGATTTCAGCAACTCTTTGAGTGTCTTTTTGTCCGGTGCAAGCGTCACTTTTTTTGTAAAATATTTTTTCGGTAGGTCGTCTTCGTTGACCTTGACTGATTCTGGATTCTTAGCGACTTTTATAGTAAGAGCACCGCTCTTGACTTCGGTTTGACCCGTGACATTCATAGCTGTCATAATGTTATCCTTGACATAATCCAGCTTTTTCTGTGCTGCCTGTTTCTTGGCCTTGAAGCTATCTTCCTCAGCCTTGTACATGGCCACGTCTGCTTCTAGATTCTTGATAACATGGGCATATCCTTCGGCTTTCTGTTCGAATTGTTCTTGCCAGTCGATAGCTTCAAGCGTGTCCGCTTTTGTTTCGTCATCAATATCCATCTGGTAAATTGCCAGGAATTGGCCTGTCAGCTCGTATAAACTAGCCATTCTTTTCTACCTCTCTGATTTTATTTGTAAGTTTTGTAAGTCCGATACCTGATTTAGTCAAAGCAGCATCGGACGTAAATAGATGATTTTGATTCATTCTCGCAACTTCATTTTTCGAAAGACAAGCCAGATTTGCAATGTCATAGTTTGACCGATCTCCATCTAAGAATATGATTGAATGCCCCCTTGGGATTGGTCCGTTATGCTCAATCCAGGTCTTTCTGTGGAGAAGTTCCCAGACATTTGGATCAGCTACTTTGATTTTCGGATAGCCGTCTGTCGTTTGAGCAATGGTTCCCACCGGCACATAGTTTGGAGGTTTACTCCCCTTCTTAAACTGGCCGCTATTCTTAGGCATATTCGGAAATTTCTTCCCTTTGTTAGCTGGTGTATGTCCTTTTTCAAACTGGCCAGTTAAGCCGCTATTTAAACGATTGTTCCTTCGATAGTTCTTGACTTGCTTACTCGTTAATGACAAACCGAATTTTTCATTCATTTCATCTGCAAATGTTTGTGCAGTTTTTCCGACGTAGTTTTTCAAAAAATAGTCATGCTGCTCGCTTGTCAGGATTCTCTTTTGAAATACTTTCCCAACCAGCAATCCAAGGCGCTTACGCACTCCGCCGATTTGCGTAGCTGTGTAATTAGTACCAAACTTTTCATTTAGCAGTTGGGTTACTTCCGGAGTCAGCCGCCCTGGACAAATCTCCTGCATATAATCAGTATATTCATTCTTCCAACAAAGCGATCGGGGCATTGACATCACCTACCTTATCTTTAAATCTCTCAGCGTCCAAGGCCAGTTGGCCTGCCTGCAAGATTTGGCCAGAAATTGCAACCATCTGCTTCGAACGCTGGAGCTCTACTTTTAGCTCTTCTGCGGTGAGATCTCTGTCATCTAGAGTTTCCAGTTGAGCAAAGAGCGTATTGGTTAAATCCGATAATTTATTTCTAACCACTACTTCGTTACCTCTTTCATTAGTTTATTAGCCTCCTTGATAAGCAATCTCATGGTATTGCTGTCCGTTTCTTTTTCAGCCGCTCTGGTTAGCATCTCTACCCACTCTCGTCTGGTATCGTTCTTCCAATCCACCAAATCAGCAAGCGCCTCTGATGCTCCAAAATGAGCCGAATAGTCCAACGTTTTGTCTTCCAGGCGGACACATCTGCCTGCTTTGACATCTTTTGATACAGTCGCCCTGACATTTACATTTGTTGTTTTGACAGCTTCTGCCACCTCATCATAGCTGGCAGCGGGATATTCTTTATAATATTCCCTGATGCGTTCCGCCTGTGTCATATCATCCCACTCCTTTCACCGTGAATGACTGATTATCATGTTTGCGTACTTCGGCCATTCTTTGGTTTTGCTCGATCATGTATTCATTTTGAGCCCAGACAACATACCTTGCGTACAAGTCTATTTCTGCTTCTTTTTCAGCTTCTAGGCGCTTTTCTTTCAAGTCGACGTGACTTGCCCATAAAACGCTCAATAGCAAGCTGGAAACAAAGCAAACCGCTCCTAAAACTTCACCCATTTTTCACCCTCCCGGAAAATTTAAATCACCTGTCATCTTATAGTGCTGATACTCATAGTACATGTTGTTAAACTTATTGATCATCACATCCTGCCGCTGATTCGTATCGGCCTGCACGCGAATACTGTCGCGATTGTCCTTGATTTGCTCCTGCAGCTCACGGATTTGCTGATTCTGCTTGTCGATCGTCTGCACACCAGCGACGACCAGTAGTACGATTGCGACTACTTGCAAGATGGTCAATCTTTTAAGGTCTTTCAGACTCATCTGTTCCTCCTTATCCAACTAACGCCCGCTCTTCAAATTTGATGTTTTTCAACATCTCGTCGAGCGTTTCTTTCTTACTTCTGTACCTATTGCGGGATTTCCATTTCACGAAAAGACGGAATCCTTCATAATTGATAAAGACGATTTTGTGTGTCGGGTTGTGTATATACCTGCTAAAGTCTGGGTGTTCTCTCATTTCTCTTGCCCAAACTTTTGCCGTGCTAGGAGTCAAGCCTTCCCAGATCTGGCAAAGATGCTCATAGTCACCAGCCTCCGCTTTTTCGGATTGATTAGCCGGTCTATAGACCAATTCTGCTTTTGGCATGGCATTTCCTCTCTTTCTGTGCTATAATTTGATTAGTATTTTTGATTAGCGCCTGACTTTGTTAGGTGCTTTTTTTGTTTCCTTTTTCTGCTATAATGTAAGCAGAAAGGAGGTGAATTCTATGTCTTTTAAAGTAAAAGGAATGGATAAGTTTGAGAAAAATATCAAACAGTTATCTAAAAACGCTCAGGCAATTTCAGGAACTCATAAATATTCTTTTGATGAAATATTTTCTGAAAAATTTATGCGCGAAAATTCTAATTTTGCAAACATAGAAGATTTCTTAAAATCAAGCCCTGAGAACATTTCTACCGCAGAAGAACTTGAAAAAGCAGACGAAACAATCCTAGACACATTTGTTTCGAACCAAACCAAATTCTCTAGCTGGAAAGAGATGCTAGCCGAAGCTCAAAAAGCTTTACTTATCAGTCGCCTTGGTTTTTAGTTCCAATTCCATTTCATTTAGCCGTCGAACAGCCATTTCTAGTTCTTCGGCTTTTTTTATGACCTCCTTGGCAGATTCTATAAAATCTGATAAATTTTCAATTTCGATTCGTATCACAAGAAATTCTCCTTTCTACTCAATGCTGTAATCTGCAATCACTCGCAAGATAAACTTATTTGCAGCAGGTCCTTTAGTCGAACCATTCAAGATATTCGTAACTTCCTGTCGCTTATAACCATAAGCCGTTGCCAAATCACGCTTCTTGATATTGTGTTGCTTTAAATATTCAGAAACCTTTTTTCGACCATTGTCAATATCCGGCATACACTCACCTCCTTATCTAAATTCATCCAAGCTGACTTCTAGTGCATCAGCAATTTTTTTGACCGTATCGAAATGTAGGTCTTTCACTTCCCCATCTCTTAAACGATAGATTCCGGCTGTACCAACGCCAGCTTTTAAACAAAGTTTATAAACCGTCCAATTTTTCTTTGAAATTTGTTCAGCTATTTTTTCCCAAAGCATATATATCCCCTTATCTATCTTTATTTTTATAGTTTTTATCCTTATATGCACTTACCACTATATATTGTATTTTTTTTGTATTTTTTACCCTTTATAGCACTACATATTGACAAACATTGTTTTTTATCATATAATTTAATTGTGATTAGAAATAAAGCCAATTTTAACTACCATTAAAATTTCTTTTGTTAATCAAATAATCAAGAAAGGAGGATTGCTTATGGCGAAAAATACCAAGCAGACTTCTGCTAAAGTTGCCACCAAAGCAAGCAAGGCTCTTAGAGATGGACGTTCTTCTGCCCGTACTAAGTCTATTGCTGGTTCGGCACTTTCACAGACTCGTAAAAAGTAAAACGATATAGTCTGAGTTTAAAATATAGCTTTTTCCTTTTTCAGAAACTTTTATAAGATTCTGGTCAGGGAAAAGTTTTTTTATTTCTTCAGGAACTTCTTGAATATCACATTCCCCGAAAGAAATTTCTGAGTCTATCGTTGTAATTCCGCCGATTTTCATACTCACGCGCCTCCTTTCTTCATAAAAAAATGCCCTATCAAATTGATAGAGCATGTGATACAATAAGAACGGCACTTCTACACCGTCTACGAAGGGAGGTGAGATAGCCTATGATGGAACTAATCCTTAAAACTATCATCGGACCGATTGTGGTCGGTGTCGTTCTTCGTTTAGCTGATAAATGGCTGAACAAAGATAGATAGTGTCAAAAAAAGACCCCAAGCTTATTTGGTCGTGAGCTTGGGGTCTTTTCTAGTCCATGATATAGAACTAATCCTTAATTCCCCTATATTATCTCACATGCTCTATACAATTGTCAAGGAACTTGTAAATAAGAAACAACTAAAATTTTAACTATTTTTCTGTATTATCACTTGACAAGTTACACCAAATCGGCTAAAATGAAAGCATAATAAAAACACTAATAAATCTATAAATACCGTTCGCCAAAACATTTTTTATAATTTATTTTTTAGTTGTTTTTTTAGTTGTTTCTCACTTACAAAAACTATTTTACACCGTTTGGGATAATATGTCAAGGAAATTACACCAAATTTGTTAAATATTTTTTGTTGTGTCTTAGAAAGGTTGTTAAATCAATGTTTGAGACATTTGAAAAAATAAAAGAATTGGCAAAGAAACGTGGAAAGTCCCTTGGTCAAGTAGAAGAAGATTTAGGATATGGAAGAAATACACTTTATAAGATAAAGAATTCCACACCTAATGCAGAACGCATTACAGAGATTGCCAGTTACTTCCACGTTAGCACCGACTACCTGCTCGGTCGCACAGACAACCCAGCGATAGCAAGTGGTGACACAATCGCAGGCTACACGTCGGACGACTTGCGTAAGATGGCAGAGAATGCCAAGACCTTTGATGGCAAACCGCTTACCGAAGAGGATATAGATGCCATCCAGAATATCATTGAAATTTACTTGAGAGGTAGATAGCCTATGACCATAGAAGACCTTGTTGACTCGCACGGCGTTACTCTCGCTTACTTTGATAATGAGCTATGGCATAGACCAGGTATCTATATCAAAGATATCAATATTATCTTTATAAATCGTGAGCTATCCGAGAACGCCAAAAAACGGGTTATATACCACGAATTAGGCCATCTGGATCATTCTGCCGAAGTCTATCGAAATAACCACGAAAAATGCGAAAATGAAGCAAACAGGCACATGATCCATAAGTTGCTCGAAGAAGAGCTTGCAGCATCAGATGACCACAAGTCTTTTAATTATTTACATTTTATGCAAAAACACAAATTAAAGACGGTGACAGATGAGTTGATGGTCATTGATGAGTACTACGAATTGATAGGATGAAAATATGGACTTCAAAAAAATAAAAGATCTAGCAAAAACTGCAGTTGATAAGACCGCAGAAGGTATAAGTAAAGCTAACGATATAAGAAAAAAAGCGGCACTAGAAACAAAAATAACCTTGCCGGCAAGTAATCAGTTCTCTAGTTCTACTACTGTTCGAAAAACGGTTGATGGCCAATACTACATTGGTATGTACTCAGAAGAACCTGTACTTTACGAATTTGAAAACTTTAGTTTTTCTGGCTCTACAATTATCGAACGTACAACTACTACAGGAAAAACCAAGCAAAAAGGCAAGAAAACTAGTACACTTGCTGGTGCTGCTTTAGGCACTGCTTTAGCGCCGGGACTTGGAACGATCGTTGGCGGAATGGTTGGGGCTTCTGGTAAGAAAAAAGGAACCATCAATTCTACATCAGTTACTACCCAAGAAGAAAAACCAGGATCAGCATCGGTATTACTAAGAAATATTGCAACTGGTGAAATCAAAACCATTTCAACTAAATTAACACAAGCGCAAGCAAATAACGTTGAAAGATTTTTTGAATAAAACAAAAAATCCCTGCGCTCAGAAGTTATGATCCAGGAAGAATTTAAGAAAATAGTAGGAATGTAAAAAAATGGAAATATTAAAAAATACTTTGTCGTTAATCGTTTTAGTTTCAGCAGCTGGCATTTGGTATTTTATCAAAAAACGCCCGAACACCAAATATAGAAATATTTCAATCGCTGTTCTGATAAGCTGTGCTCTTGTTATCGGGACTTTCTTCCGTGAAAATAAAACAAACACTGAGCTTACAAAACCAGCTACAACACAAACTACCTCGTCTTCTTCATCTAAGAGTTCAGCGAGCAAGGAAAGCTCAAAAGAAAATAAAGTTAGCGAAGCTAAAAGTGAAGCAAGCTCATCTCAAGAAATTAAAAATGATGGGCCTGAATATACAGAAGAATCTAACACACAATTTGCTAACCGTTTGACTACCGAAATCAATAACCAGCTTGCAGAGTCAGGACATCAGGTTGTAACTAAAGCGGTGGGTAAAAATGTCATCTACTTGTATCTTCCTCAAGAGGTCAAATATTATTCTAAAGTAGAAATCCAACAAATTGCTGACAAACTGTACAGAATTAAAGAAAGCACTTTTAAAGATTGGGCAATAGAAAATGGCTATGATTTGAGTTTTGCTAACTCTCCTAATTTATATGTAAAATCGGAAGATGATACGACACTCGCAGCAGAAAGTGGAATCATCAACAAATCGATGAAAGTCAAAGTAAATAATTAAATAAAAAAGCCTCATGCTCTCCAGTCGCCAAACGTGGAGCATGAGGCTAGTGACAAGAAAAAAACTTTTTCAAAAGACAGTATCTTTTGAAGTGTTTTCTTGTACCCATTTTATCAAAAAGTGAGGTAAAAATCAATGTGGATGGAAGAACTTGCAAACGGAAAGTATAAATTTTTTGAACGTTACAAAGATCCTTATACTGAGAAATGGAAAAGGTTAGCTATAACACTCGATTCAGGATCAAGCAGAGCTAAGAAAGAAGCACAAAAACTACTAGATGAAAAGATAGCTGAAAAGTTACAAAGCTTAACTACTACTGATATGCTTTTTGATGACGTGTTAAGCGACTGGTGGGAACTTCATAAAAAGTCAATCAAAGCTTCTACCGAAAAAACTATGGTCTATGCGGTCAACGAAGTAAAAGAAAGTTTTGCACCAGGGATAAAAATAAAGAACATCACCGCTAAATACGCTCAACAGTATTTCACAGATTCGGAAGACAATCATATCAAATTAAAAAAACACAAATCCGTACTAAGCATGGTATTCAAATATGCTCAAGATTTAGAGCTGATTGATAGCAATCCTATCCAACGTGTCAGACTGCCAAAAAAAGTCATCACATACGAAACTATGGAACGGATTGAAGATAAGTTTCTTGAACAAAGCGAATTGAAGCGACTCTTAAAAGCCATGAAAGAATATAACCGAGGGTATCATGTCGCTCGTATGGCTGAATTTATGGCACTGAATGGTTGTCGAGTAGGTGAAGCTGGAGCGCTTAAGTTTGAGAATTACGACAGGAAAAACCGTACTATTACTATCAATGGTACTTTAGACCCGACACGCAAGGGTTCAGAAGGTGTTAAGACAACTCCCAAAACCTTATCGTCTATCAGAGTAGTCGATTTAACCAATAAAGAAATTGAGATTATAGAAGAGTTTATAGAGCTGCATGAACTAAGAAAAAATACAAATCCAAACTATAAAGATATGGGATTTATCTTTGTTTCATCAAGCGGTATTCCTATCCATAAATCAAGCATTGGTAAGTTAATGAAGAATGCTAATGCCACGTTAAAGGAGCCGATAAACAAACCATTGCACCCTCACATCCTAAGACACACCCTTATCAGTACGCTTGCCGAGAACAATATTCCTTTAAAAGCAATTACTCAGAGAGTTGGCCACAAAGATAATGGTAAGACAACGATGGAAATCTACACCCATGTTACCAAAAACATAAAGTCAAAAGTTGTTGATGTCCTGGATAAACTTTATAAATAG